CGCGTCCATATTCTTAAGACGCATTAAGTTACCAGTTTTACACATGGGCCAATATTCAATAATCTTTTGATAATTGGCCATAACATCAACAGGTTCAAAAAGAAATTTGATGTCTCTGGATTTAAAAATTCGATATCCAGATTCGGCAAAAAAGACAACAGTCTTGGTAATCAAGTCCCAAATATCCAAAGGGTTCTTGATATAAGTAGACGCTTTCACGCCAAAAGTCGTAAGAGCAGTAGCAGTAACATTGCCTGCTTTGCTATCGACAATACCAGAAACAACGCACAAGGTGATAATATCACGAAGGCGCTTATACAAAACGGTAGAACGGAAGGATTTAAAAACTCCGTTAATACCTTTAGCTTTTTCCCAAATAAAGTCAAGGTTTTCACCAGACTCAGGTTTGATAGTAAGCGAATCGTATTGTTCCAAAAGAAGATCAACTAGTTCTTGATCAACAGTCTTCGACAAGTACATTGTCACGATAGACAAAGTATTTTTCCAACTTGTAGAAGTATAAAGAGCAGAAATAAATGAGGTAAAGAAAACAATGTTTCTTGTACCAAATGCATTGCTCAAAAATTGTGCTTGAAAATCAAGTGCACCTTCTGGTTTAATACCAGAGGTCTTCTTGATAACAGCGAGAAGTTTCTTAGAACTTAGGTTCTTTGACCATTGGTTCTTAGAAAATTTGCGACGGTTGAATTGTTTATCCGAATCTTCGGACATTTCCAACAAGTCACTTTTAGGAATGAAATTACTATAATCCGTTTTCGATGGAATCTCGTTCACTGATGCTGTAAAGGTGCCAGTGAAATCAGCCTCAATTGAGGTCACAAACGAGTTCATGTTTTGCTTCTTGACAGAAGGGTGGTTCTTACTAGCCGCAGCGTTCACAACACAAGAGTTAAATTTCATTGTTAAATTGCTCCGATATACGCAGGGAGACTTTAGTTTAGCTTCTTGCATTTTAGTTAATTCTGAGGTTAACAGGGGTGCTTCCCAATCCTTTCGTTGATTACGATATAGTTCTAACTGTTTAAGTTTAAGCGAGTTAACAGTTTGATCAGTAAATACTCGTGGCTTTCAAGTTTTATAGTAGTGATAGCTTCTACTAAAACACAACAATGTGTCCACATTTCTATAATTTTTATAAAGGGCAAGATAATGACGCCCAGATTTTAAATAATAATTGCAAGAGTGGCTTTATTTCAAGCCAGTTTTGTCTCTGCATATAAACATATAATTGGTCACATCACAAAATATTTTTAGTCCCACGGATGCAGTGGGACAGTAGATAAAAGACAGTTCATAACAGCTTCAATAGTTAAAGAGGTATAATAGATGGCAGGTCTTATCACGTCCATCTAGAATAGCTCACCATTTAAAGGTG